TCCGACTTCACAGATCCCGGCGAGTTGATCTGCGATCCCTTCGCTGGCAGCGGGACCACCGGCGTAGCCTGCAAGCGCCTCGGGAGACGCTTCGTCGGCTGGGAGAAGGATCCCAAGTTCCACACAGCCGCCGTGAAGCGCATCGAGGCGGCGCGAGAGCAGGGAGACTTCTTCCGCCGCCCGCCCAAGCCCAAGCAAGGGAAGCTGCTGCCATGAGCGCCCGCGACCACAATCAGTCTCTAATCCTTCGTGAGGAATTGGAATTCCGCCGCAAGCAGCACGCGCTGCGAGTCGAGCGGATCAAGCACATAGCGCGGGAGAATCCGGAACTCTCCATTGAGGCGCTGTGCGAGCGGTTCAACGAGGATGAGAAGGTAATGAGGCGGATCGTTGGGCCGCGGCCACGTGACTTATTCCTGTCGCGTGACGAGGTGCGCAGGGCGAACGCGAGCGGCGGCGGGTTTTTCGACCTGGGATGGCGGACACGGAGGGCGAGGTGAATGTACGCAATGGCTCGGAAGTCGCAAAATGTGCGACTCGCGGGTGCTTCGGCGCAGCGCCGCCTCGATTCACAAAATGTCCAGACTGCCTGATGGGTGGACCACTTCGGCGCAAGCTCGCCGCGCAGGAGAGCGCGGTAAATGCGTTACCGCCGATCGTGGTGCCTCCGGAGGCCTTTGGCTTCCGTGTTCCAGGCTCGCCTATGAGCTGGAACAACGCGCTCATTCGCGGTCGTGGCCGGCCGTTCCTCTCGGCGCGTGCGCGGGAATGGAAAGAATCCATCCGCTTCCGCGCACTCGCCGCGTTGCCGTCCACCTGGTCGCGCAGCGGCCGGTTCATGGTCGGCGTGCATTCCGTGTTTGCGCGATCCACCTCGGATACTGATGGTCCGGTCAAGCTCGCACTCGATGCGCTCCAGGGTATCGCCTTTGACAATGACCGGCAGGTCGTGCGCGTCTCGGCGACAAAAGAAGTGGGCGGCGCCGTGCGACTCGAGGTGATCGTGAAGCGCGCGTAACCGTCGGAAGTATTGGACCTTCGGAGTGTAAATGGCGGAAGTATTGGACCTTACCGCGCAGCGTGAGGCGCTGGCGTTCGCGACGGAATTTGTCGCCGGACGCTTCAAGGATGTGCGCGAGCTGCCAACTGGCGGCTGGTCTGTACTCTGCCCGCTCTGCGACGCGGATACGCGTCTCGAGATCTCGCGCGAGCTCATAATCGATCGCTGCCCGAACGGACATACGCGAGCGCAGATCGTCGATGCAACATCACCGCAGGAGCCCACCTTATCCGTCAACGTCGCGGCCTTCTTCGCGTCGTGCAAGGACGAGATTGAGTGGCTGCTCGAGCCGTATGTCTGCCGCGGCGGGTTCACGTTGATCCAGGGCGCCCCTAAGTCCGGCAAGACCTGGCTCGCCGCATGGATCGCAGTCGCGGTCGCGCAGACACAGGAAGTGCTGTTCGTCGAGGAGGAGGGAGCGCCAGAAACCTTAAGGGACAGGCTCAAGCCATTTCTGCCAGACCCAACTGCGGTCAAACTACACGTCATGTTCCGCAAGCGCACCAAACTCGACGTGACCTCGAGCATCGACGGGCTGATCGCGGAGACGCTGCGGATCAGCGCTACGCTCGTCGTGCTGGACCCGTTCATCGCACTTCACAGCAAGCGCGAGAAGGAATCGGACGAGATGGCGATGGTACTGGATGCCGTGCGCCAGCTCATCACGGAGACGGGCTGCGCCGTACTGCTGCTGCACCATACGCGCAAGGGCGAGTCATGGAACAAAGGCAGTAGCACGGACGCCTCGAGCGAGGACGCGCGTGGCTCTGGGGCCCTTGTTGGCGACGTGGATCACGTGGTCGCAGTCAAGGCGCTGCCGGCCAGCAAGCGGAAGGAAGGCGAGGTGGCGTTTGTCGTCGAGAACCCGGACACGCGCCTCCAGGCTCCGTTCGCCAAGAAACTCTGCAAGATCGACCTGGCTACCGGCTCCATGCTGAGCGAGGACGCGGAGGCAATGAGAGAGACACCTGAGATGCTCCTCGAGCGCCTGATGTCGATCTTGCCGCTCGAGCCGCAGCGACTCGGCCAGTCCGATGCCCGCAGCGCACTTCGAGTCAAGATGGATCGTCTCCGCGAGTCCGTGTTTCTTGGAGTTGAAAGAGGACTGCTTATTTCCACCCACAAGGGAATGTCAAAGAGGACCCCAAATGGTGACCATTACCCATTACCCGATGTACCCGGGTAACGCGGGTAACGCGGTAATGCGTGGACCGTCCAGCGTTACCCCCCCTATGCCTATAGGGCATAGGGGTAACGCGGGTAACGGTGGGGTAAGGCCAGCGTTACCCGATTTTCTTGACGCAATGCGTTTTTAGGTGGATGGCGACTGGTTTTTGGCGGGTGTATAAGGAAAAACCGATGAGCGAAGATGAGCACAAAAAGATCGCGGTGGAGGCCTCGCAATCTGAGCCTGTCGCCGCACGGGGGATAAAGGGGGGCGGCTGGTCGGAGGACACGCTCGAGGAGGCGCGGCAGACGATTCTAGCGGTCATGCGAGGTGCTGGGGGCCGGAACGCACAAGCCAGGATCAGGGCGGCGGAAACCGTGCTGGGCAAGGACTTCCTGGCGCACCTGCCTGACGAGGTGCTATTAGCAGAGGTCAGGCGGAGACAGCAGCGTTGATTGACTGGGCTTCTGAGGGTATGGCACTGGAGCGGGCGGCGTCCGCCCGAGCGCCGGCCAGGCCAGACCTCCTGGCCGGCAGTTTCCCTGCCCAGCGGGCCTATATCCTCGACCCGGCGCCGTTCAAGGCGAGCTTCTGTACCCGACGAGCAGCGAAGTCCTACGCGGTAGGATTGGAGTTCCTGTCGGACACCTGGGACCACCCTCGAGCGCACTACTTGTTCCTGATGACCGTGCGTGCGCAGGCCAAGCGCGATTTCTGGTCAGACGTACTCAAGGCGATCGATCGGCAATATGGTCTGGGCATCAGGTTCAACGAGACGGAGCTCGTGGCTACGATGCCGAACGGAGCGCAAATCTACGTTGGTGGCGCCGATAGTTCGCAGGAAGAATGGCGCAAGCTGCTCGCCGGTAAGTGGCGAAAGGTCCACGTGGACGAGGCGCAGGCGTTTATTCACATGGACCTGAGCCGTCTGGTCTATGAGACGTTCAAGCCAGCGGTGGCTGACTACCGCGGCAGCATCGGCCTCTCCGGCACGCCTGGCGTTCTGGCTCGAGGACTATTTTTCGATGTTACGCAGCTCCGCGAGAAGGGCTGGAGCGTTCACAGTTGGCTCACCAGCGACAATCCCTACATGGCGGACAAGATCGCCGCCGAAATTGCCGAGCTCAAGGCGCTAAAGCCTGGCGTCGAGCTGACTCCGTGGTTCCGGCGCAACTACCTGCGCGAATGGGTCATCGAGGAGTCGAAGCTCGTCTACCGATATCTCATCGGCCGTAACGACTTCGATGAGCTGCCGAAATACACGACCGGTGACTGGCACTACGTCAACGGCGCCGATCTGGGGCATACGGACGCGACGGCTTGGGTGGATTGCGCATATCACGACAACGATCCATGTCTCTATATTCTGAGCGCGGAGAAGGAGACGGGACTTGACGTGACTGCGGTTGCCCGGCGCACCAAGGCCAAGATGCATTCCCGGGACTACGACGCCATGGTGATCGACAACGCGAACAAGCAAGCGGTGGAGGAGATGGTCAAGCGCCATGAGATCCCGTGGCGCGCGGCGGACAAGACCGGCAAGAGCGATTTCATCGAGATCATGAACGGCGAGTTCATCACCGGCCGAATCAAGCTGCAGAGCGGCTCGGCTTGCGATGCGCTCCGGCGGGAATACTCGGATCTGATCTGGGACGACACGAAAGACAAGCGGCAGGAACACTCGGCCTGTGAGAACCATTGTACAGACGCGGCGCTCTACGCCTGGCGTTATTGCTGGCAGTATCTGAACAAGGAGTTGCCTACGCCGCCACAGCGGGGCTCGATGGCGTGGCAGCAGGTACAGGACGAGGAGATGCGAGCGGAGCGGTTGGTCGCACTTGACAAACGGCAGAGATCAGAGAGAGGAGAAGACGCATGGGAGCCACCGCAAGACTCCTGGACGCCGCCAGACTTCGGCGTCTCTTTCGACGATGGGTAACGGGTAATCTCCGCAGTGTGCCGATCGGAGCCCGCTCGGCGTTCGCAAAACAGATGGGCCTCAGACGATGACTCGCGTCAGGGTCTACCGATGAGCGAGGCCATGAACCTGGTCGCGCCGGCGGTCTCTATCCTGCCCGGAGACGAGCGGGATCACGCTTTCGTTTACGCCACATGGCTCCAGAGTTACCGGAAACTTTCCGACTTCGCCAAGCCGATCGCGCGGGAGGTCTACTTTCCTGCCCAGCACGACCGGATCGAGCGCCTGCTGCGCATCGGGCGGTTGCATGTTGCTGTTCCGGAGGGCTCCTCGGGGATGCACACGATCCTCGGGTACTGCGTAACCGATGGCGCGCTCCTGCATTGGGTCTACGTCAAGGGCAATTGGCGGCAAATGGGAATTGCCGGCAAGCTGCTCGAGGGGCGCGGGCTACAGCAGTTCACGCACTGGACCTACGATTTCGATCACATGGCACGCAGGCTGGCAAACCTGAAATACAACCCATACGCAGCGGGGTAATCATGGCACAGGCTTCAAGGATCACTGAGTTGCGAACGGTACATCCCGTACAGGCTGGCGCCTTCTCGTCCAGCACGATTACCGTGTCGGCGCACAAGGCCGAGATGACCGAGGGAGAGCACGGGATCTGGGTCAAGGTCCCGCAGTTCGCGAAGCGATTTTGCATTCCCTACTCGAATGTGGCCTACTGGGCGATTGAATGACCACGCTCGAGTGCGCAGACTGTCATGGCCAGGTGAATGTACCCAGCCATAGCGGAAAGAAGCTCCGCTGTGGCTGTGGGCATACCTATGTCGATCTGCCAGACCAGCCACCGCCAGACCTGAGAGTCGAGTTGCGGGCGCTGCTCAGCGTGTTGCGCGAGAACAAGGTCCAGTCCTATAGCGCCAACAACATGACGCTGGTCCTGCACCCGGACGCATGGAAGCAGGAGGAGCCGGCCGCTGTACGCGAGCCACCAGAGCCCGCGGAGCCGGAGAGGCCGCAGACGTGCAAGTGCGGGCACCTGCTGGCTGCTGAGCACACAGAGGCTGGATGCGTTCACGGTTGCGCGCTCGAGCTCTGCGAGCAGGCGATGGAGGCAGCGTGAAGCACGGAGTCTGGCGTCCGAAGATGCCGACAGAAGGTCACACGATCGCCACGCGAATCGGCCGGCGCATCGAGTACGATCTGAGAACCGACGAGGAGCGGTTCCAGCAGTGGAAGGAAGAGCACCGGCATCCGCTCTGGAAGGCGGCGCTCGAGGCGGCGATGAACAACCGCCACGAGATCGAGAAGCGGCTGGCTCTCAAGTTGGGTATTCCGTTCGACATCTGGCCCGAGATGCATCCGCTCACCGCTGGAGAGCGCACTTTGCTCCTCGCGCAGCTCCGGCACATGTGGGGGATGCCGCGCGAGTGCGATTGCCCGATGGGGCACTTGAACGCACACATCAACAACTGTAAGCCGCTCAAGCCGTGGAAGAGCGACGAGTAATGCGGTATAATCTGTAGCGCCGTCAGCTAGCGGCGATTCGGGCATCAGCGAGCCATCGTGCGAACCATGCGAGTCTCGCTATGCCTATCGACAACAAGTCATTCGGAGTTGGACAACCGCCAGACCAGGCGTTCCCGTCGAACATCGGCAGGCGTTGGTGGGAGATGGAGGACCAACTCGAGAGCCCAGTCGATCAGTGCGAACCTGCGCCTGATGCAAGAGTCCGGGAAGCCGCGCATCAGCCAGTATGTTCGGAGTACCAGGCTCTACGGCAACGTGAGCCTGATCGGTTACATGGGGATCACCTCTACCAAGTTCGCCAACGCGATGAATTTGCTCCCTGACAGGCTAACCTACAATCTCTCGCAGTCGTGCGTGGACAGCGCAACCAGCAAGATCGGCAAGAACAAGCCAAAGCCGCTCTATCTGACCAAGGGCGGCGACTTCGGGGCCCAGCGCAAGGCGAAGAAGCTCACCCAGTTCATGGAGGGCGTGTTCTACGAGAATCGGGCTCACGTCGAGGGACCGATGGTATTCCGCGACGGCGCCGTGGTGGGTGACGGCCTGACAAAGGTGTACATCGAGGATGGCCGCGTGAAGTATTCGCGCACGCTGGCGACCGAGTTGTGGGTCGACGAGATGGAGGGATTCTACGGCCAGCCTCGGCAGATGCATCAGGTCAAGCCGGTGGATCGCAGCGTGATCATCGCCTGCGTGAAGTCGTGGGCCAAGGCTGGGAAGCTTACACAGAAGCGAGCTGCAGAATTGGAAGTCATCCTGAAAGAGATCCCGCAAGCCAAGAACGAGGAGACGAACGCCAAGGACAAAGTCGCGGACATGATCGAGGTTCGCGAGAGTTGGCATCTTCCGTCCAGCAAGGACGCCGGAGACGGCAAGCACGTGATCACGGTTGCAGGGAACTGCCTGATCGATCCGGAGGACTGGCCGCACGACTTCTTCCCGTTCGCCCGGTTCCGCTACTGCCCCCGCATGTACGGCTTCTGGAGCCAGGGCGGCGTGGAGCAGATCCAGGGCACGCAGATCGAGCTCAATACGCAACTCTGGACCCTGCAACGCTCCCTTCGCCTTGGCGGCACGTTCAAGGTGATGATTCCGATCGGCAGCAAGATCGTGAGAGAACATATCAACAACGAGCTCGGTACGCTGATCTACTATTCGGGAGACCGGCCTCCGGTTTACGCGGTGCCGCCGCTCGTGCAGCCGGAGATCTATCAGCACATCCAACTCCTCATCAACCGTGGCTACGACCAGTTCGGGATCTCGCAACTCTCGGCCACCAGCGAGAAGCCGGCCGGGTTGAATGCAGCGGTCGCCCTGCGCGAGTACAACGACATCGAGTCGGACAGGTTCCGCACGATCGGCGAGCGGTATGAAGATTATTTCATGCAGCTCTCCAAGATCTCGATCGAGATGATTCGGACCGCGGCGAAGGATGGCGTCGACTACGCGGTCAACGTGCGGCGTGGTCGATCGAGCAGCTTCCTCTCGCAGATGAAGTGGAGCGAGATCAGCCTGAACGATGACGACTTCCAGATGCAGTGCTTCCCGGTGAGCAGTCTGCCGAACGATCCGGCCGGGCGATTCGAGCAGGTGCAGGAGTGGGTACAGGCCGGCTGGTATTCGGTAGCGCAGGGCAAGCGTCTGATGAACTTCCCGGATACGGAGGCGGTGGACTCACTTTGGAATGCGATGGAAGACCGCCTCGAGCAGATCCTCGACGGCATCGTTGACGACGGGAAATATGTTCCACCGGAGCCGTATTACGACCTCAGCAGAGCGGCGGAACTGGCAACGCAGTACCTTGTGCATGGAGAGACGCAGGCCCTCGACCTGAAGCGTCAGTTGCTACTGAGACGCTGGATCTCCCAGGTCCAGGCGCTGCAGCAGATGGCACAGCAG